ACTCGGCCATAATCATAATCAACTGTGTACAAATCGAAAGCTACTTTCGTTCCGTTAGTATCCTCAAGTTCTGCCCATGAAATGCGCTGATCATTCAGATCGTATGTGGTACCTGCAATTGCACTAGGCAGCTCCTGAGCCTTGCTTGAGCTGACAATACCAATCCCACCAACGCGGAAAATCGGAACCCGGCCATCAATCGGTAAACGCGTGGCAGACAGACCTAGAATTTCAGAGTCTAGTGGAATATAGGTATAAGCCACAGCGTTATAGCGTACGGATGAAGCATCCACCCAGACCGGCACATTGATATAGGTATCCACTCCTTCTTGGTATTCCAGCAACGGGTCATACCAATCACTTGCTTCAATCTCCACACGGTTAGCTTCAGTAATCTTGGTTTTGCTATAGAAGTAGATGGTGACAAAACCATTGTCCCAATTCACTTGACCATGTGCCTGACTGGTTTCAATTACGCCATTTTCATCAGCGGTTAATGTGAGCTGTCCAAATTCAATGGTACCCACAACCACAGTTAAGGATTGTGGCCGGATTGGCATGATCGGCGTTCTGAAGCTGATCTTATTGACTGGCAACAAGTCAGTTGTAGTGGTCAAGGATTCCAGTGTAATTGTGTTATCTGCATTCGGTGTCCATGAGTCGATTTCAACAATACCGGTGCCATATTGAATGACACCAGACTGAATTCCGCTGTTATTCGCCGGATTTACATTGCGATACAGCAAGCCAGTGCGATCTAGATAAGTGTCCGCACCAACTTTGAATCGGGCTGAGCCTGTCAAAATCTGCTCATCAAAGCCAGAGGATAGATTCAGCTTTAACTTGTTGGCCGTCACGGTGTGGGTTGCTGAATTGGAGCCGGATGTATCACGGTATTTAACTTGAACATCAACAGTATTAAAGGCCTTTAGTTCAACCTGCTGACCTTGAATGTCTGACGTTTGTGGAGAATAAAAAGACATATTTCCTCGCTATGCTGCTGCGTAGGTTGTTGTAAACATTGGCTGGTATTTTTGGATAAATTTATTTGCCATGCGCTGTGGTGTAACTTCAACCGCACCTGTGGCATAGATAATAGTGCCCTGTACCTGCCCGCGCTCATTGACCAGATTCCCAATCGTTGCATTTACCGGTACATCAGATAAATGTACTTTAGCGGTTGTTTCCCCGTCAGTACTCCGTACAGGAATTTCCAGATATACACTGTTCGGCTGGATCGCTGATCCTGTGCCGATGTTAAAGACTAGTTTTTGGTTGGCATCTGGAGCAATATCCATCTTGGTCTGTTCAAGTGATTGACCATAGTTATAGATCACCGAAAAGACCGTGCCTTTTTGCGGCAACTTATTGGGAATGATCTTGCCAATCCCGGTCGCATAGTTAATTTCACCTGTGGCATCCCCAGTAAACTTACCTTGAGCATTTGATGTTGCAGTTTTCGCCTCACCCTCAAGGGTCCAATTGATGGTGATACCCGGCAATACACCCGGTCGACCCAAATCAAACTCAAATGCAGCTTTTTCAACACTTAGATTGGATCGTACAAAAGTGATAATCGGTGTACCCCAGTTCAGCAGAATTGGTGTGTCTACATCTGGTAGTGCGCCAGTCGTTAATAACCATGAGCCAGTTTCATAGTTGATCATGCCCGAACCAAATGACGGGCTGGCAGCCTTTAACTGCCCTGAGCCATCATCTTTCAACTCATAGAATTTGCCCTGACTCATATAAGAAATCGAAAGTGCACCTGGGGCCGGAATCGGAATCAACACTCCGGTCCAGTTGGTGCTCTGGTTATTCTGAGTCACTGGAATCGCATGGCTCTGATAATACTGATTCGGTGCAGCAGCTGGCTTGAATGTGATATTCAAACTTGCGGTGCCAGCTGGCGCTGCTGCGGTCCATTGAATCAAACCACGCTGGTAATCAATCGTGCCGACTTGTGTACCTTGAGTGTTTTTAAGCAGGCCGCCCTGATCAGTGATCTGCTGGCCTTGTAAAGTGAAAGCCACACTGGAAGGAATCACTGCTGAGCCAATGTACAGGTTCTGGCTGACACCAATCACCATATTCGGGTAATTGACTGTAATAGTGTCTTCATTACCCGCTACCAGTACCACACTTTCACCAGCCGCGTTCACATCAATAATTGGCGTTTCAGTCTGGGCTGATGGGATCAGTTGAGCAAAGATACTTTTGGCATTGACTGTAAATTCACCCACGTTCGCATTAGATGCCAATGCAGTCGATGAATAATACAGACCGGTATCCGCAACAAGCGTGTCGCGGATGATAGTTTTAGGCTTTTCACCGGTGTACCACTGACGTGCTGAAAGGCCGACAAAGTCGGCTTCAAGTGGATCGTTTAAAGAGTAGGTTGCAACCTTGTACTCAATCTCCTCTTTATCAATCACCATTTTAGCAATCCGTGTATCGACTTTAGTGATACGAACATACTGCTCGCGTTCTAAAGCCTTCCCTTCATCAGAAATCAATACAATGGTGTCGCCCACCGATGCTTCAACTTCTTGTGGCCACATTACAGTTTGAAGCGATGACATGCCTTGCCAATGGGTATCGAGTGGTGTGCCAGCAATCTGCCCGCCTTTGGCTAGATAGTTTTCTACCCGGTTTTGAGCAGACTGACGTTCATCCGTCCAGTTTTTGGTGCTGAACAATAATGCTGATACGTTTGGATCCGCAGGTAATTCAGATACAAACACCGTTGCTCCCATCAATAGATTAGTATCTTCAGTCGTGACGGCTGGAAACACCTTGCGCATGGATACATCACCCATGGTTCGATCCATTTCTGACACATCATTAAACAGATTATTACTGATGCCATCCTGAACCACGACACCGGAATATTTACCCCCACCATCCGGGTTGTCCGTCAAGCGCTCAGACTTGTAGATTACTAAATCCTTGGTTTCAATCGCCATCGTTCAACTCCGTAAAGCGTAAGGTCACATTAAAATAATCATCCAGTGATACCGCTGGAATTCCTTTCACCGGTGCAGCCTCTAAAGCCCCATCTTGGTGATTAAATTTGACAGTGAATTGCCGGCTATCATGTGGTTGCTCAAACTGCAGTCTGAAATTCTCACCCTGCAGCTTGGACCATTCCAAAACAGTCCGCAGTTCTCGTAGCTTGACCCAGCCCATTTGTGGATCTGCCGGTTGTAAGGTAATTGGCCGACCCGACTTCTTTTTACCTTCCTGAATCACCAGGGTTCCATCCATGGCATAACTTTGATTCTGCTCAATGGCCTTCCATGAAAATTCATCAGACCATAAAAAACCGTCCTCTAATGGGACGGTTTCTGATGTATTTAAGCGGATTAATTTCATGTGGATTTCGCTATACCTTTTAATTGGTTTACCAGACTGGTCATCACATCCTTTTGGCTTGCATCGCCTGTAAGGGATAGGGTTTGACCTCCGAATTGAATGTTGTAATTCACACTATCACCACCCTTACCATAGTCTTTAGTTGATGGTACGGAAGGAATAGACGGCGCATAGTCATTCAGGTTGGTACCAGTTGAAGCCACATTGATACTGCGCATCAACTCATTAATCTTGTTGGTACCGTGCTGAGTAGTAATTCCCTTAGCCGCTGCATCGTCATACATCTGTCTCATGAGCGTATCCAGACCACCTACACCGCTATTGCCATAACTGGCCATCTTGGCATCACGATCCGCCTCCATGGCTTGTGACCAGATATTACCAGCCAGTTTTTTGGCATCTTTATCGTCATAGCCTTGAGATTTCAGCATAGAGATAACATCATTCTTGTTATAAGAATCATAGTTATCCAGACTGCCGAGCGCCTTACTTTGCTGCTTCATGGCCTTATCAAATTCGCCTTTAGCTTTGGTTACAGCATCAGCCCAGGCTTCGGTGGAGGATTTGGCCTCTTCCCGTGCAATCTGACCAGCTTGACGATACCCGTCACCAATACCGCGTGCAGAATCACGGACGCGGTGATTGGATCTCTCCCATTCATCCATGGTTTTGATTGCAGTTTTACCTGCCTCATCAGTTTCAATTTTGAGACCCAGCATATTCGCTTGAGATAACAATACACTGTCAGCAACCCCTTTATTTGCAGCTATGGCTTTTTCTGCATACTGCTTGAAAGCCTCACGCTGTTGAGACAAGGTAGCCTGTCCACTATTTTTCATTTCCTCAAAGGCTTGTTTATATTCTTGCGCGACAACCTTAAGCTGAGCCGGTGTTTTCATCCCAAAGAGATTGAATGCCTCTTGTACTGAATTTATCCCAGCCCTTGCCTGATCAGCCTTATCCTTAATGTCAATTAACTGTTGTTCTGCTTGGCGCAACAAACCATCAGCTACCTTGCTCCCTAGAACGTCCCGCAAACTATTGATTTTTGACTTCAGGTCTTCAAGTTCTTGCTGGTTGGTTGTGGTGTTGATTGCTTTTGAGATACTTGTATCTAGTACGCGCCCAACATCAACCCCCTTAGACTTTAGCTCGTCAAGATTATCAATTAAGACTCTCACATCGTTTTTAGCCGACGTAAAAGCTTTGGTCGACTTACCACTTAGCTCCTCATAGCTTAGTCCAGTACGGCGAATTGCCTCATCTAAAACCACACCCTGAACCATTGCAGCGCCTTTAATTGAATTGGCATATTGCACTTGAAGGGCGCTAGCTTCAGCTTGAAGCTTCTCTATACCTGTTCGATATTTTTCTACTTGGGCATCCCAGTCCTTCTGGTTCATTTCTGAGTTGGCTTTCTTCCAAGCATCCAGTTCAGCTTGTTTAGTTTTAATTTTGGTATTGGTTTCTTCAAGTTGCTTTTCAATATTGACAGGAATGGCAGCAAGTCGCCCCTGAAAAGCAACCAGGTCTTCATCCTTCAAAATACCAGTCAATGCTTTACGAATTTCTTCGCCTGATGCTTTGCCTTGAGCTTGCAATGCAAGAAGTGCGGTAATTCCATTATTGATACCAATGGTGTTATCAAAATTAAATGATTTGGCCACTCCATCTAATGCTTCAGATACCTTTTCCCCCGCCTTAACTTGTTTATCAAATTCAAGTACGGTGGCTTTTGAAACTTCATTTAATCCCAGTGAGGCATTTTTTAGCATCTCAGTGCGTTCAGCATTTTTTGCTTTTGCTGCTGCAACCTCTTCCTGTTTTTTCCTAGAGGCTTCTTCCGCCTCAATAAATTCTCTCTCCTGCTCCACTAGAGATTTGGTTCCAGTGGTTCTTGAAACAGCCCAATCTATAAAGTTTGAGCCTTGTCTAATTAACCATTCATCAGTTTTCTTCAGACTATCAATGATCAAGTCGCCAGCCATGACAATTCCGGCGGCTGCTACACCATAAGCTCCAAATCGTGATAGCACAGACACAAGACCGGTTTTAAGTCCATTTGCTGCGGTAGTAACTCGACTAAATCCACCAGCTGCGGCAGTATTAGCTACTGTACTTGCATTTGTTGCTGTGGTGAGTTGAGTCTTTGCGATTGCAGCCACCTTGGTAGCATTTGCATTTGCAATCTGAGCTTGTGTGTTTGTCACTATTGTTGTGGTTTCTTGCTGAATAGCGGCACTTGCTATTCTTGCACTATTAGCTTTTTCAAGAAGTGCGGCGGACATCCCTAATGCTTTATAAGCAATATAGGCTTGAGCAGCAGTAGTTAGTGCTGTTACCAATAAATCTAAATTTTGAGCAACAAATTTAATAGCCTCAGCTACTTTTGCACTTGCCCCAGACGCAGCATCCGCCTCTCCAATATAGACAGTCCACGCAGTTTTAAGATTTTCAATTGAAGCGCCAATTGTGGTCGGAAATTTGGCAAATTCCGCACTAATTACTTCTGATTGGCTTAATAAAGCCTTGGTGACTACATCTGTAGTGAGTTGACCTTCTCCAGCCATCTCACGAAGCTTACCAGTAGTAACTCCCAGGCCATCCGCTAAAGCTTGGGTTAAACGTGGCGACTGCTCCATCATGGAGTTGAATTCATCACCACGGAGGACACCCGAACCGAGCGCTTGGTTTAACTGGGTGATAGCGGCTTCATTTGCCGCCGCTGATCCGCCACCAACTTGGGTTGCTTTGTTGATTGTTTCAGTTAAT